CCATTGCACCGTTGGTAATTACTGTATCATTATTCAGATCAAGCGCATAATTACCTGCCGTTGTTTGGACAACTAACCAAGCATGACCTTGGCCGCCTGCCGGATTCTCACCTGTTTCAATATGTAACGCGGAGGCAGGATAGCCTAAATCTAAAAGTGCCTGTGCCTTCCCAAGGGCAGCTTGGTTACAGTTCATTATTCCACTGGGGAAAGTCCAGCTTGTATCGCTGCTTGGGTATCCACCGTGAGTATAGGCGTGATTAATATCATAATTAACTTTAGTTAAATCCGCTTTTACTTTTGCAGTCATGGTAATCTTGGTATCACTTTTGTTTGTTACCAACGGGAATGTAGGGTTTGCAGTGTAAAAAGCTATCCATCCAGTATAGGGATCGAGTTGCAAAAGCAGGGAAGTGGAAACAAAATACAAATCTCTGGAAGCAACGGTAACAACAGGTTCGCCATTTACGATTTTTGTACTTGGGACATTATGAGTAAATTTCTTCAAGTCAAAAACCACCAAATTAGAAAAATTAGGGACGAAAAGCTTATCATATTGTTGTGTACTCTGCACCGCGATGACGTTGTCATAAGTGCAATCAGAGACTTTCGTATTAGCCCCATCTTTATAAAAGATATAATAATTGCCAAGAAAATCTTCTGAACAACGTCTTATCCCATCAGTATGACCGATTACTTTGATTGTGGTTTGTTCACTGTTTATCAATACAATAACCTCATCCGCAACCTCGAACCCTTTAGTAGCACCAGTGATTGCCCCGTTGTCTCTGGCAATGCTGCCGGGAGTACAATGGTAAAATAAAAGGGCGGTTACGATAGTTCCGCCTACATCCACCGTACAGGTATCAGTGGCGGAATCTATCGTCTTTATAGTCCCCTTGAGGAGTTCAAAATTAAGAACATCCCCAATATCAACAAAATCATGTGTCGGACTCATTGCATTTTCCCTAAAGAAAGACTAACATGCAAGAATTATTAATTAACTCGTGGTTGCTGATATGACATAAGTCACACCCAATACGTCCGTTGCGCTAACTGCTCTCGCCGTACCGAATAACTTAGCTGCCATCAAAGTTCCACTTGTTGCGGTCTTCGCCGCCGCCGTTGACAGGAAAGCCCCATAAGCAGTAAACCCCTGCGCGATTGTGAAACTCGCTGGAGCTGCCGCATTGGTGCAAACTGCCGTAGCTGTCGAAACAGTCACATAGGACGGTTTGTTGGTTGCAGGAGTAGAGTAATCAGCGTCTTGACTTTCACCAAAAGTTCCAGCCGCACCCAAACAGGCCGCTGCCGTACTGGTTGTTGCCGGGGTTACAGCGTTGTGATAAATTCCCACATAGAATATCGCTGAACCAGCCTTGGATGTCGTGTAGAACATGACATTCAACAGGTATGCCATACCTTCAGTTGTAAAAGTATTTCTACCAGTTTGCGTATGAATCAACTTTCCATCCCTGTAATGATCGCAAGTAACATCTCCATGAAATGCTAAATTGCTTTCATATAAATGTTTTACTGCATATTGCACAACAGGGTTATCTCTCAAGTGACTTAAAAATTCGTTCTTCATTTTGTTTCTCCTTTAAATTTTTTAAACTACCACACCGTTCCGCGTTACCGTACAGGTAGCAGAGTCACCAAATTTTGCTCCACTGCCCATTGCTTCTGGTGTTTTATTAAAGATTTCAATTTGGCCATTTTTGAATGAATTAAAAGTATCTTCATCTTCAAACCCAGCCCCACTTCCTATACTTCCCGACTTAAAACTAGTTAAAATCTGGATCACTCCATTTAGATTTCGATACAAAGAAGCCCCATGGGTCGGGATACCTATCTTAATCTTATTCTTTGTTATGTTAAAAAATTTCCCAGTGGGACTCCCTACTACCCATCCCTCAGTAGTCAACCATACAGGGACATCTGTAAAATCTTTTTCTGGTGTTCCTAATGTCCAACCAAGTTCCGGCATATTATTACAATAAATTAAAGTTCCCTTGATTGATCCTGCCCCGGCATCAAGTTGTGTCATTTGTTCTGGGATTGTTCCTGCTAAAAATCTTGTTCTATTTTTCATCCCGATAAATAGTCCCGTAGGAACTTTAGCAATCAATGTTACCTCATCCTCAAAAGAATACTTATTAGAATCAAGTTTAAACCAACCTAATTTAAACGGTTGACTGTAATAAACTTCATTTCCTAATGACCCCCATATTCGTCCAAAAGCATAACAAAGGTTCTCTAAAAAAGGAGGTGGACTACACAAAAACGATGGAAGAGGTTCAATTGTTGGAATATCAACAATCTCATTAACCGCACCGACAAGATAAAAAATTCCTTCATTCGTATCGGTTATCCAAACCAATGCTCCTGAAGGTCTATTTAAAATTTGAATTCCACCAACTGCTGTAAGAGTAATGTTTGTAATCATTCCATTACCAGATATTTCACCACCCGATACATTGGTCATACATACACGATAGGAACCGGCAGGGAGGTTCCCATCGCCTGATAGGAGCATTGCGCCAGGAGGAAGTGGCACGCCCCAAGAAGAAATTGTATTATCGGATGGATCAAACACTCCCTGCCAGTAAGGGGAAGAAATGTATATTTTATCCTCTGCGTCAATAAAAGAATACGGATATTTTGTAGAATCTACTGTCCCAACATTTACTGCTACTCCATTAATATTTTGATATAATATTCCATCAGCAACACATAACATACAGGTATTTCCAGCCCAAAGACTATGCGCTCCTGAAAGATTCCAGAATAATGTCTGACCTTCTCGCTTAATAAGTTTTCCGGTTTCATCAACGTCTGCGTTTAAAATAACGCGTGGTTCTATAATACCTTTCTTAGAAAAGAAACGTTCAGAAACTTTTACGTTGTTCATACCTGAAAAACTATTACTATCTATGCTACTCACAGCACCTCTCCAAATATTCGACTGCTACTGTTTATTTCTGTCAATCTACAATTCCTCTATCTTCATATCCACCTTCTCCATAATACATCGGAGAGGCATCTGTGATTCCTATAAAATCAATCAAATCTGTCATCGCCTCAAAAAATTTAGCCGTGTGATACTTCGTTCCAATCCCTGTGTTATCTTGCCCATCTTCAATCTTCTCTCCCATAATATCTTTCAAGACATAATGTTTAACAAGACTTGTAGTTAAATGGTCAAAGGAAGCGAAAGCATCCACCGTATCATTGTCAAGGGATAAAATAGTTGGTTTACGATAATAATGAATTCCCAACGGAAAGGGTGCAGAGGGAATTCCTTGGTAATAAAGTTTTGTTCCCCTGACGCAAACACGATAGATACTTCCGGCTTCCGAAAAATCCATTTTGTTAATCTGTTGAAGAAATTTATTAAAAGCGTAATAATCTCCACCTCGCGGAGATAAAATCTGATAAAGTGTATCATCGCAAACACTAAATACTTTCCTTTGATAATCTACTGGCAGGGAAACATAAGGTGAAGTGGTTGTGTTCACAACGGCATATTTGTAAAGATCGGGCAACGGAGGAGACACTTGACCATCCGGCATCCTGATCCCAGCCGCGATATTAAATACCGCTTCATTAATCTGCCCAGTCAAGTAAATATCCGTAAAGGCAGCATCCTGGAGTATCATTTTAATAGAAGCAAGTAGAGAGAATAAAGTAACCGCGCCGGCGGGAATCTCCGCTGCTGGTAATTCTTCTACGGGAAGGATGCCATCAAGTTCATATAAAGAACCAGCGCTCCCGACAATTTTGCAAGTAATAATATAATTGTGACCTGAAACTCCTGCCTGCACCCATCCTGCAACCATCCAATCTGTATTAGATTGTTTTGTAACATCCAAGATGGTAGTTGAGGCATCCACCAAGGTATCTTGATCAATAGCTGTTATGGTTGCCGAAGCAATGGTCTCCGTTCCCAAGACATAAGTAAAATCAAAATGTATTGCAAACGCTTCCGAAGGTTGCTTTGATGAAAAGTTAGTTGCCATATTAATTCCCCGTTATCCTATGCCCTGATAGGACTGTTCTATTTTTTTCAATTGAGTATACCATATCCTGTATCTCTGGTAAACTTATAACATCTGATATTTCTTCTTGTCCAGCATTAATCCTGTTATTTTTTTCCATGCTATAAACCATAGATTCTTTCCCCATTGAATGTATTGTATTCTTTGGTTCAGGAGCGTGAATTTTTAGGAGGTTGACATCAAATCCCTGTAAGAAAAATGACCCAGAAACAAGATTTATGTTA